CGGTCATTGCTTCGATCAAGAATCTAGTTCAAACCGCATACACCGAACGTCCCTATCAACCGAAGCTAGGTGGATCACTTCGCTCTGTTCTCTTTGATCCTGTGACTGACTTTACAGCAGACGCAATCAAGTCACTCATCGAAGATACACTAAACAACTCAGAGCCTCGTGCATCTTGTACCGTTTCTGTAGCAGAGAATGCCGGTGACGATGGTTACGACTGCAGCGTATCATATTCACTCATAAATAATCCGGGCGTGACGCTACAGTTCCCCTTCTTTCTTTCAAGGATTCGATAGTTGGCAGCCAACACATCCATCGACCTAATCGGCCTAGACTTCGATGGGTTAAAGCAATCACTAAAGACATACTTCAAGACTGATCCTCTGGGTCTGTTCAAAGACTATGACTATGACGGGGCCACGCTGTCTGTTCTGCTCGATGTTCTAGCAGACAACTCAAACAAGAACACGTTCCTTCTGAACATGATTGCGTCAGAAGCATTTCTAGATTCTGCACAACTTCGCTCAAGTGTTCTTTCTAGAGCTAAGGAACTTAATTATCTCGCAAGATCATCAAGATCAGCGGTAGCAACAATAACAATTTCAGTAGTTCAGACAGGTCAGAATTTCTTAGTGATCCCTAAGGGATCATCGTTTACCGCTACAGTGAACGGTCAATCATTCACATTCTACACCGCAGAGACACAGATCTGCTACGCTAAATCGCAGGTCGGCAATGACTACTATTTTGTGTCTGATCCGATCAATATCTATGAGGGTCAATACGTAACAGACACGTATATCTTCAGTAGCTCTGTTCCACAACGTTTCGTTTGTAGCAATCCATCAATCGATACTACGTCGCTGACTGTAAACTCGATAGAAGATTCTGGCGCCAGCATAGTAACATATATGTCTGCCACTTCGCTGTTGGGTCTCGACAGCAACTCTCTTAATTACTTCATCCAAGCTAACGAACGCTCCTTGTATGAAGTGATCTTTGGTGACGGAGTTATTGGACGTACTCCACAAAATGCGTCGGTAATTACTCTTCAATACAGAGCTGCTTCTGGTATCATCGCAAACGGAGCTTCAGTATTCACTGCTGATGAAGATTTAACATCAGACAATTCTGGTCGAGTCACCGTAGCTACTATTACGTCAGCAGTAGGTGGAACAGATCCGGAGTCTTTAGACTCCGTACGATACAATGCTCCTCGGCATTTTCAGACACAAGAAAGAGCAATTTCTTCCGATGACTACGAACAGCTTCTTAAAGAAGCCTTTCCAGAAATCAATGCTATTTCAGTATATGGCGGCGAGAATGTGGTGCCTCCCGCATTCGGTAAAGTATTCATTGCTGTAGATATCGCCAATATCGATGGACTGCCGGATTCTAAGAAGATTGAATACTACAATTTTCTAAAGCCACGTATGTCTCTGCCAATCACACCTGAGTTTGTAGCGCCAACGTTCCTTTACTGGGCTCCAACCACACTAATCAAATACAATGTAAATCTTAGTACCATGACACCCAACGAAATTGAGGTTCTTGTTGCTAATGAGATCAGTAACTATAACACGGCATATCTGAACAACTTCAAGAAGAAGCTTCGTTACTCAAAACTTACAACGAACATCGATGATGTAACTTCTTCGATAGTCTCAAACGAAACTAAAGTTCTGGTTTATAAAAAGATTCGTCCACTTATAAACGTTGGTCAAAACATAACCGTTAATTTTGGCATCGCGTTGGCTGATAGCGTTCCTCTTCTAGGCACCACACACCCAGCCAAAGATGTCCATGTCGTATCATCTTCACCATTCACGTATAATAATGACACAGCTCTGTTGGAAGACGATGGAGACGGCACTGTTAGGATCATTAAGAATGTTGGTGATCAGCACGTCACAATCAAGAATATCGGAACGATAGACTATAACACTGGAATCTTGACGCTCGTAAACTTCAACATCAACGCTTATGAAGGTGACGCCATCAATATCTACGTTGATGCAGCCACGCTTGATATTGAACCTAGCAATTCAGACATCTTCACACTCGAGAACAACGCTATCGTAGTTAATGTGGAAGCGGTGCGCGAGTAAATGTCTGTAGATAAAAACTACAACATATCTCAGCTAATCGCTGAGCAGTTTCCTGACATCTATAACGAAGATGGACCACTCCTGGTCGCGTTCGTCAAGAGTTACTACGAATGGATGGAGACACAGGGTCCGCTCTATCATAGTCGGCGACTGCTGGAATACACAGATATTGATCAGACTGTTGAACAGTTTATCGTTCACTTCAAAGAGACGTATCTCAAGAACATTCAGCTCGATACAGCAACAAATATTCCACAACTAGTGAAGCATTCACTTGATCTATACAGGTCTAAAGGAACGCAGCGCGCCATTGAACTATTCTTCAGGCTTGTGTTTGCTGAACCCGCGGAAGTATATTATCCAAGTACAGATGTGTTTATACTATCAGATGGCGATTGGGTTGTTCCAACGTACCTCGAGATTACAGCTAGTAGTCTCAACGGTTCTCTGGTCGGTCAGCAGATCACAGGTATCAACTCTGGTGCTACAGCATTCGTTGAGAAGCTGATACGAAAGAGTAACAACTCCCGTTATTCTGAGATCCTTATGATCTCGTCGATCAATGGGACATTCTCTGCCGGCGAACTATTAAGACTGTCTAAAAATAGCGCAATTTTGCCTGGCTATCCGTTTGTTCGCGGGTCTCTTTCTTCCCTGTTTATCACCGACGGAGGAACAAATCACGCCGTCGGTGATACCGTAGACATTATTTCTACCACTGGATCTGGGGCGCGCGCTAGAGTCTCGTCTATCGAGTCACTTACAGGACAAGTATCATTCACGCTTAACAATGGTGGTTGGGGTTACTCGACGTCTAATGCTTCTATCATAGTAACTGAGCAAATACTAAGATTAAGCGATCTAACACTCAGCACCACCGACAACTCATCTGTTTTTTCTACAGCTACTAGAACCGTAACACAACCAAAAGCTAATATCGCTTTCGCAAATGCTACTGTCTTGTATAATCCCGGCGACTCCATCTTTACATACTATGCTAATGGAGTAACAAAGGGTGTCGGCACGGTTATGTCGACGCAAACCAGTAACAGTTCAGTCGGAACCCTGTTCATAACTGTGAATTCTGGCAATCTACAGAGCAATGTGTTTTACACTGCTGCAAATGTTGCTACAGCCAATCAAACTCTGTATACCGACGAAACTGCAACTGGTATAGTTTATGGCCAATCTAGCAACGTATCTCTGTATTACTCAAACGCAGTAGGTACGATAGCCAAAACTAACACCATTAGTCAGATGAATGACTATGGACAGATATTTGTTACTGCAGATGTATTCAGCGTTACACCAAACACTTCAATCGATGGTACAATAAAGGTTGACAATCTTTCTGGGTTGTTTCTAACCAACAAAGCGATATTCACATCAAACGGTTTCAGCGCCAACGTAAGTGAAGTTCAGCTTGATTGGGGTGTAGCCAACGTATCTGGTACGTGGACCGATCTTCCATACAACATCATATATGATAGTTTATCAACATCTTCGGGAACCGTTAGTACCGTCACGCGCGGTGACAGTGGATCATTCAACTATACACCCAATCTGTCGTATGTTGAGTATGTAAATCTTAATAATGATCTTCTGGCTCCGTATGCGAATGTGGCGCTGAATGCAGCTACTTACGGTTCCGGGTTAGAATCAGCTAATCTTTCTACGATCATGGATTCGGCACTTCACTACGCCAATCTGGCTCTTGGTCAAATCACATCGCTTGATCACTTGAATCCAGGCGAAAACTACAACTACCCACCATTCACGAGAATAGATGAAAATATAGTTTCACAATATGATAAACATAATTTCATCTTAACGATAAACAATGCTACCGGCGTGTTTGCCGTTGGTGAGCTATTGCGACAAGGCAGTACCACAGCTCAGGGAATTGTTACCTCGGCCAACACCAGTGTAGTGCACTGCACACGTATGAATTTCAATGATCAGTGGATAGCAACTACAAACACCAGTAACATGCTGGTGGGTGTAGCTTCTGGCTTCACAGCTAATGTAGTTAATATTGCAGCGGATCCGTTGTCAGGAATAATTGGTGAGAATGCTGTTGTAACTGCAGCAGTTACATCTTCAAACACATCAGTTAAAGAACTACAAGTTATAGATTCTGGCTTCAACTATTCAGATGGTGAGTTTATAGAATTCACAGATGGTTTGAATTCTGGAATGGCTATAGCTTCTGTACAAACACAGGGTGCATCTCTAGGTTACTCAAGAAGCACAAGTTCATTACTATCTGCTGATAAATTCTTGGCCGATGGTTTATACTATCAAGATTTCTCATATGAAATTAGATCTCCTGTAACACTTGATAGATATGAGGAGATGCTTAAAAAGCTTCTTCACGTAGCTGGCACAAAATATTTTACAGCGTTTAATAAGTCTACGATTATCGAAGCGGCATTAACTGCTGATTGCGCAATAACAATCAGTGGCGGTGTAATCATCACACCTCTATCAGCTTCCATCTCTCCGACTAGTCAGATTATAACACGTTCTGGTGCTGGGCCTGTTAATGCTTCTGCTTCTATTTTGGCAACAGGTGGAATTGCTCCATACAGTTATCTGGTGAATGGTGGTGGCCTAACTGTAACAGGTGGCACAACTGCTAATCCAAGCTTCTCGACAACACTTTTTGCTGATCAGGATCTCACATTCAACATCAGTGTCACTATAACTGATAGCATAGGTTCCACACCTGTTACCGCTAACGCTTCTATAGAATTCATAGCTAACACTGTTGTTGTTCCACCTCTGTCAGGTACACCTATGGGTCTGTTGCTATCTTTGACTACAACAGGTTCTGGAAATAGCGCCCCAGTTTCAAACACAAGTGGTCAACCTATGGGGCTGACCCTCGTTTTGACTAATCCATAAATAAGTACGCAATAAAGAGAAGAATATGTCCACTAGTAAAAATCTAGTTACTACAAAACATCGTCTAAACGTCGCTCGAGAGCTTATTGCGTCGTTCTCTGAACCTGCTACGTCATACTACATGTTCGCTTCTGATCATACCGGAGAAACTCACACGGTCAATCAACCATACGATACCGTAAGATCTACGGTAATTGACACGTATAGAAAGATGTTGTTCGGCAAAAAAATTAGTCCCGGCGCAGTATCGATGGTTATCCCGCGACACGATTATACATCTGGAGAGATATATGCCGCATATGACGACGCTAATGATGGTCTATACACAGATGCAAATCCATTCTATGTCACGATTAATGAAGGAACCATCTGGTATGTTTTCAAGTGTCTGGAAAACAACGGCGGAGCTCCTTCGACTGTAGCACCGGCTTATGCCGATTTTATCGGGAGCGATACTGTATTTTATCCATCTGATAGCTATCGCTGGAAGTACATGTATACGATTGATCAAGCAGATTTTAACACCTGGGCTACGTCTCAATATATTCCTGTCCCGGATACGTACGGGAATCCGATATACGGAGCGATCGACGTTGTTCTGGTAGAAAATGCAGGAAGAGGATACAACAACTGGTATAACGGTACATTCTCAACTGGTGACGTTAAATTGAACGGCAACTCATTTGTGTATGCCCTAGGTTCCGACGCGTCTTCAAATAATGACTTCTATAATGGTTGCTACATCTACATATCGTCTGGCGGTGGAGCCGGGCAATATGAACTCATAAATGACTATGTCGTTAACAGCACATCAAAGTTCATAGTCATTGACAATCAGTTTGCTGTGACTCCTGAGAACAACTGGACGTATGAAATCAGCCCATCTGTAGTAATCACTGGTGACGGACAACAAACTGTACAAGCTGCTGCACGAGCGATAATCAATGCTGCAGGTAACACTGTGCAACGCGTAGAGATGTTGAACAGAGGAGTCAATTACTCGTTCTTGTCCGGATATGTGGCTGCATCTGACATCGTTGGTGTATCATCAGTCGCTCAGGTTAGGCCTATATACTCTCCGTTTGGTGGCCACGCTTATCACCCACCATCCGAACTGGGTGTAGTAGGTGTGTCAGTCTATAATCAATTTAATGCCGACGAATCGAATACCATCTTTACATTGAATGATTATGCACAGATTGGTCTATTGAAAGATCCGTTGTTCGCGAACGTATCTGTATCATTCTCTGCACAAGATAGCAAATTTCTCGTTGGCGAAACAGTAAAGAAAATCGATCCTCTGCTTCTGGCAGGAACAGTGTCGATGAATACTACGTCAAGCGTAGTTACAGTCACCGGTGGTGATCCGCTTTCAATAGAAGCAGGAACATCGATTTATCTTAACACAGCATCTTTGCATCAGATAGCCAACGTTGTTTCATCAAATTCGACTACAATCACTCTAGGTGCTAACGGCGCTTTTACCAGCTCATCAGCATCGCTTTATCTAGCAAATGGTTCATCATCAGCAAAAGTTGCAAGCAACCCTACGCTCTCAGCAATACTCACAAATTGTGAATCCGGTTTTTCTTTGGGTGACACGATAGTCGGTGAACAAACAGGATCACTTGCGGTAATTTCAGGAATTACGATCAACGGTCTCATTAAAGGTTTCAACACATTTACACAGACCTTCATCTATGAAGGTCCACAGTTAAATTCACAGTTTATACAAGACGAACTAGTTTACCAAGGCTCCCTGAATACAGCAAATGCATCCTTCGTTTGTTCAGCAAATGTGGCTGGCGCCCACAGATCATATGTAACCGATCAGATAGGAAACTTTAACGTTGGTCAAAATATGATTGGTCAACAATCCGGAGCCATAGCAGCTGTGCTTAATAAATATGTACCAGATCTTGTATTTGGTTCTGGCGATGTTCTCTACATAGAGAACCTGGATCCTATAACCAGAGCAAATACGCAATCTGAGACGTTTAGACTAGTTCTAAAGTTCTGAAGGAATTAAATGCCTCTATCAACCGATCTTTCTGTATCGCCGTATCAAGACGATTTTAATCCTGATAAGAATTTTCATCGCGTACTTTTCAAACCAGCTACGCCTGTGCAGGTGCGAGAGCTAAATCAACTTCAGACAATCTTACAGAATCAGATCGAGCGCTTTGGAAACAACATCTACAAGCGTGGAACCATCATCGATGGCGTAAACTTTCAAACATTTCCAGACTACGCATATGTGAAGATCAATGACAATCAGGTTGATGGGGCCGCAGCCTTTCCAGCGTTATACGTCGGTCACTTCGCTAAGGATCCATCTACAAACCTGGTCGCTCAAGTTATCAATTCTGCTGATGGTTTTGAAGCTACCGATCCTAACTTGAAGACCCTATACCTTCGCTACATCAATTCTGGGGTCAGCGGGAACGCAGCTTCATTTTCTTCTAATTCTATTCTTACGATCTATGACTATGATAATTCAGTACAAACTATCGACGTCAACAATGGTTCTTCCGGTTTCTCCAATGCAGATAGTATAGTTTTAGTTTCTGCAATAGCAGTAAATGTAACCAGCGCAAACAGTTTCGCTAATGGCGAGTATCTGGTTCAAACCGGTGTTCGTGCTATCATCACTAATATCGATAATGCTTCTTACCCGGGCAAAACTATACTATCTATTAAGCCGGCCGCGGCAGATCTTGCGAATACTGCGGCGAATTCATCGGTCTGGACTTTCCCAGTAGGTTCATCGGTTACCGGTAACACAACCTCAGCATCAGCAACCGTGACTGAGATTATCGGTGTTAATGCAGCAGGTACGTTAGTTTCTGACGGTGACACTGGTAAAGTAATCAAAGCCACTATCACAAACCGCGGCTCAGGTTACTATGTTCCACCGTATGCAACAATCAAGTCAGCCGGTAAAACTACTCCAGACTATACTGATCTAGACATAAGCGCAAAGAATTATATCGGGCAAGTCAAGGTTGCAAACACGGCACAAGCAATCGGTGCGGGTTACGCTTTTGGTGTATCTGCGGGTATAATCTATCAGAAAGGTTTCTTTGTTAGAGTAACACCCCAGGTTGCTATCGTCTCGAAATATAATCCTCTTCCTGATAGTCTATCTGTAGGGTTTGTGACACAGGAAGCTATCATTGATTCGAATATTGATACTTCACTTCTTGACAACTCTATTAGTGGAGCTCTAGGAAGACCAGGAGCTGATAGACTTAATCTTATTCCACAGTTAACTGTCGTAAGCACCAATTCTGTTTATAGCAACAGTGAATTTTTATCACTAGCAGATTTTTCTGCCGGTCAGATGTATCGTCTAAATGATGACACTCAGTTCAATTCAGTTGAAACTGAGATGGCTACACGCATGAAGGATACTTCAGGTAACTTCGTCATCGATACGTTTCAGGTCACTACGCGCTCATCGTATGATCAAACTACCGAAGGCTCTAAGTTTGCTGTCATCACCGATCCCGGTCGGGCATATATCAATGGTAAGCTTATCGATACGATGGCCAACTTCGTCATCACAAACGATAAGGGCGTAGATTACCTCACTACTAATAATGTCTCTCTGTCTATCGATTACGGAAACTACATTCTGATCAATCAGATGGGCGGGACGTTCCAGTTCACTACAGCTGATACTGTAGATTTGTATGATACAGCAACCGGTTTCTTGTCTAATACTGCAGCGGTAGTCGCTGGAAACACTTCACCTGCTGGCAACAAGATTGGTACAGCACGCATCAGGTCACTGGTGTATGATTCCGAAACCATTGGTACGCCTCAAGCGGTGTATAGACTGCATGTTTTCGACATTCATATGCTTGCCGGCAATAACTTCAAGAACACAAAAACTGTGTATTACAACGGTGCACAGAAGGGTGTTGCCGACGCTATTCAAACTGTTGCTAGTTCTGTTGCTAATTCTGCTAACGCTACAAACATAGTTGAAGGCGCCAACAAGCTGGTGTTTCCAATTGTTAACGGCGTGAAGAATGTAACCGGCATTCAATACACATATAGAACAATGACAACCGGCGTCAATCTAGCAAACACTGGTTCATTTACCATCTCGCTGGCAGCCAACACTAATCAATTCTTCTCATACAACTATCCGGTGTTTGGTCAGTTGAATAACATTCAACTGACGGATCTGTTTGTAATTCCAACTAGCAACAACATCATCGTTGCTCCTAACGCTAATGGAACGATCGCCGTTACATCCGGCAGCAATACCGTAGTCGGAACTGGAACATCGTTTACGCAGGTATTCAACGTCGGCGACTACCTATATGCTTACGGAAACACTACAGCCCAATCGATTGCTAGAATTACCGGGATCGCTAACAACACTCAACTGAGTGTGGATACAAACATCAGCTTCACAAATGCTGTGTCTACGTTCACTAAGATCTTTCCGAAGAATGTGAGAGTCCCGCTTAATAAAATCTCCGGAGCAAACGTCAGTGTCGATGGAACGGGCGACGTCCTAACCATCAATATCGGTTCTACAGTTAATACTTCAGGACCAGTAACAGTAAGTGTGGCATACGATGTTCTGAATGTTAATGTTACTCCACAAGCAAAAGTAGCTAATAGATCTCTGGTAGCCAAGATACAAGTCGCTAACAACGCTGGCGGATTAGCTGGTCCGTGGTGTCTAGGTGTTCCTGACATCTTTAGACTACGTAAAGTATACCTTGGAGCCAACTCTTCGGTTGATAGCACCGCGCAGGATGTCACGTCTGAATTTTACATCGATCATAATCAGAACGCTAACTTCCTAGATCTTGGTTATCTCTATAAGAATCCCAAGTCTTCACTACCGTTAACTTCAGGAGCGTTCCTGCTAGCTGTGTTTGATGCTTACACATCAAGTCCAGGCGTATACACGCTGACGTCATATGTGTCAGCAAACCTGGCTAATCGTCTGACTACAGATTCGCTGTCACTTGGCGCTATTGGGACAAACGTCAATTCATTCGAAGTTCCTGAAGTATACACCAGCAAGGGCGATTACTACGATCTGCTTGATTGCATTGATTTTAGACCAGTTGCTGCTAACACCATCACATTAACTACGGTAGCATCTTCAGCGTCAATCAATCCTTCATCGACGCTGTCTTTTGGTAATACTGCAGATCCAAGTAATGATAGGAAATTCCCGCTTCCGCAAACATCTGTTCTGTTGAACGTTGATCAATTCATGGGTCGCAAGGATCTAGTGATCGTTACAGACGACTCATCGATATCACTGTTGAAGGGTATCCCGAGCCCTAACGGAAACTATGTTGCTAAGGCTCCGCCCTCAAATGCGTTGATGTTGAATACACTATCGATACCTCCGTATCCGAACCTAGCTAAAACTCTGAGTGCTAATACGTCAGCAATCATTCATACCGGTATCGCGAATGAAAGATTCTCTTACACACGTGTCACAAACAGAACCATTAACACCGGCTTCACACAGACCGAGATCCTCAAGAACCAACCAATTAACTACACGATGTCGGACATCGGAAACCTCGAGCGTAGGATCACCGACCTAGAATCACAGGTAGCATTAAACACTCTAGAAACTTCAGCCAAAGATCTTGTTATTCCAAGTTCTGTTGATCCTTCCATATCACGTTTCAAGTATGGTTTCTACGTTGATAACTTTGACAACGGACAATTCTCTGACCTAAAGAATCCTGAATTCCACGCAGAATTCATGTCTGGTAAAGTTGTTCCGCCATCTTCAGTAACACTAGTGTGCCACGGTGACGATACTTACATCACAAACCCTGCCGCAAGAGAATACACTCTAATCAATCAGGGTGATGCTACAGTCGGAACAAACACCGTAGCATCCAGCAACACTGGAGTGATCACTCATATTCTAGAGAGACGTGAGGCCAATGACACCGTCCTAGGCGGTCCTATTCTCACGGGTCCCAGCTACCCGGATACAGTCAGTATCAAGATGTCGAGTTCTGTAAATGGTGTTCAATCGTGTACGCTATATCTCTATAACTACTCGGCCGGTGACAGGATATCGATCTATAAAGGTACCGCACCATCTAATACTGTATTCACGTCAACCCTGGATGCCGTCGCACTCACACAATCAGACATCGATTATCTGAAGACACAACCATTCTTCGCGAGTGTCTCAGCTAACCTGAAAACTACTCTACAGACCAGAACACAGCTACACGCGTATCAAGCTGGCTGGTTGGTTCTATATGGTGCAAAGATCGTCTTCCAACACAACCCAGCTGATGGAAGCGATTATACCATCGTAACAGAAAAAGGTCCTCAGTCTGCATTCTGGCGCTGGCAATTGAATTACCCTGTGGATGCTGCAGTGGGTTCACCGAGCAACGTTCCTGCGCCCGTTCCTGCGGTTGGTCCTGATCCGGCCATCTACACCGAGTTCCCGTACACGCGTGTATTCTTTGATCCTACGGCACCGATCACACAGCCAGAGATCGTTAATCCTGTGATGAATGGTCCTACACTATACGCTGCCGTCTGTACAATATCTGGTGTATTCGGTAGATCAGCGGGTGTTAATGTAACTGCAAGAGGATTGATGCCATCTACTGTGCATCGTCTCTATGTTGATCCGACCGGCATCGGCGGAGCGAATGTTTCGAATCTAGATTTAACCAGTCACTGTAGCTCGGTTACTAATCCAAATAACCCTCTACTGTCTGATTCTTCTGGCACGTTAACGTTCACCATAAGTCCAACCGTAGTCAATGCTGCGTGGGGTCAACCATCTGCAGCAGATGCACAACTATTCGATAAACTAACCGCAATGTCTTATCCGGGCCTTAATCAGATTCCTCTGTTGCTGAATGGTGGTCAAAATCTAGGAGTAGGAAGCCCGGGTTACATCTTTGGACAGTCATTCAGCTACTTCAGTCTTCCGTGGCTGGACTATAGCCAATACACAGCTTCATACGTTGATACATCGTCACCGCCAACAGCTGCTGTATCAGAAAACACTTCAACAGCGAGCTACTTCACACCTCCGGCTGCAGTGACTACAACGCCGTCATCAACCGCACCAACTGTTGCAGCTACTACACCAGCTTCAAGCACAACGACAGCCCCACCAACTACACCTCGATTAGTGTCAATCGGTGAATTCCCGCCGAGCTATGCTTGGAATAATCAGATTCCGTAATGTTGATAAATATGCCTACAGTTAGGATGACAATAATCTAATGGTATTCAAAGTAGCGCAGACGTTCTATGTTGATAGTGCGGCACTTAAAAGCGCGCCGCAGTGCACAATATCAAGTGTCACATTGTTCGTAAAAGCGAAGCCTCTAGCGACTAACAATAAATCAGGAATAGCATATCCAGGATTACAGGTGCATCTGTTTCCGTGTAAATCGGATGGAACGCCGGATATCAATACGCCGATTCCAAACGCAGTATCTGCAATGGAGTTTAACGGCATAACTGCTTCAGCGGATGCGAGTGCCGCTACAGTCTTTGAGTTTCTCAAGCCGGTTGTCGTTCCAACCAACGCCTGGTATGTAGTTTTAGTTTCAGCCGATGGTGACGAAGATTTTACTCTCTGGTCATGCACCGAAGGTGAATACTACGTCGGAACCAACACACTAAGTTCAGGAGCGAATTCTAAGAACATTGGTGACTACTACGAATACAGTTCGTCAGTTGAGCCATTCGCGTCTCAGGTATCTGCAACCACCATTGGGCCTACGCAGAATACTTCAATCTCAACATGGAAGCCACTTAAAGACGTAGATCTTAAGTTCAAAGTAGGGGTTGCCGTCAACATTGACGTTGAGCCAGGCAGTATCGTTGCTAACTCTACAAACGCTAATACCGGCAACAACGTGACTTACGGTGTTTCATACGTTCTTCCCAATGAACCTTATGAATTCATGGTCTATGATAAGTATGGCTTCACGAGTAACAACGGCCAGCAACCTCTGGATCTTATCGGTGTTAAAGTCTATCAAGAAACCCCGGTCACTTACGGAACACTGACTGTTCAAAGCGGTAACAGCACAATTCTGTCTAGCAACAATATCAATTTCAACACTTTGTTTGATCCAACAACCGCGGAGAATCCTTATCTAATCATGAAGGATCCTGGCTCCGGGATCGTTGCTCTACGCCAGATAAAAGAGATTCAGTCAAACACACAGCTAGTTGTAATCGGTGATCCTGGATTTACATCCAACACATGTAACTTCATCGTTTCACCGGTGGCTGAAATTACATCTGTTGAGGAATATTGGTATTCTGGTAACTGGTGGAATGGAACAATACTGCAAAATTTTACAGAGCATGCTCTAGATGTTGCTGTGTTACAGAATTCTAATGCCAATTCAACAGTTAGGTTCGTCAACAATCACGTTACATCAGCTAACGTAACTGCACCAGGAAGTGGTTACTCCAACACAGACTACATCACAGTATCTTGTGGTGTGTCATCTTCGCTGAATGCTACGGCAAACATCGTTACTTCTAATATAGGCGCGATCACGGGTCTAGCATTTGCTAACGCCGGCTATGGTTTCATCAACACAGCTTCATACTCTATCTTTAACGCAAACGGTGCAGCATCATCAGGAACCGGTGCCACACTAACTTTCCAAACCGGCCAAAACATCAAGACTGAGACGCCTACTAAGGCGTCGTTTGCAAACGTAGTGTTTGATAATTTCGAAGCACATTGGCTAACGCCTTCAATCATCATCATTAATTCAGTAAATGCTACTGTTGATACGTATCAGCACTTTTCATACTACGTCTATCCTGGAAGTGAGAATACACTCAACAAGCTACCAACTGGTGATAGAGTCACATTAGTTGGCGGAAATCAATTCACACCTCTGGATTACAACGACGGAAGACTTTGGGTCATACCATCACGATCCAATGACGTCGTATTTGCTAACACCGCTATCAACAAAACCAATCCAACCACACGTGTTCAATCAAACACAGACATCGGAAACACCGCCGGGTCTATCAGCGAATACGTCATTCAATCAAACAACGTATTCACAGTTCCATGCATCATCACACCTGACCTTCACATGTATCAGTATGTCATCAACAATGATGCCACCGGTGAAAACAAGCGTAACGGGAACGCCTTAGCTAAACACGTCTCTACTAAAATTTCATTCGATAGAAGTAGGGAAGCTGAAGACGCAGTTGTGGTGCTACGGGCTCGCAGACCAGCAGGCACAGATATCAAGGTATACGCCAAGATCTATAATTCCAATGATCCAGAATCGTTCGATGACAAGGATTGGTCAGAGCTTCAGGTAACGAGCAACAACGCTTCGGTCACAACTTCACTTACTGATTCTTCAAGCTTAGTAGAATTTCATTACGGCTTCAAACCTTATCCAAATTCGTATCTCGTCTGCAACACCGCAGTTGCTACCACACTTAATTCCAACGTAGTTATTGGAGCAGTAGGTTCAGCATTTACCGGCACATTCCAAGTTTCAGACGTTGTTAAAATCTCTTCTCCACTGTTCCCAAGTAACTATCAGATCACTACCATTCAAGCAGTGACAAATAACTCGCAGATAGTGTTGAACGATCAAGTAGCTAATAACAGCATAGTTGGCACAAATATGCAGTTGGATCTAATTGGTCGCGTAGCAAATGGAGCCAATGCTGAGATTGGTCTACCGATGCAAGCGTTCAATAATGGGCAGAATGATAACATCGTTCGCTACTACAATAGTGCGTTGTCAGAATTTGATACGTACGAAACTTTTGCTATTAAAATTGTGCTATTGTCATCAAAAAGAAATATCGTTCCTATGATTGAAGACGTCAGGGCCTTAGGAGTCACAACCTAATGGGCGCTTTGAAGAAAACCAACGTCGAAGGTCTAGTAAAGGATGTCGCGTCTGGCGTTCTTATAAACACCAACGTGCAAGAATTAACTTCATATAAGATTAGTCGTGAAAAATCTAAAAGAGACCGAGAGTATCAGATCAAAGTTGATAATATGTGTAACGAAGTTCGTGAATTGAGATCAAAGATTGATAGTGATCTGGAAGAAATTAAGAAACTGATACTAGGTAGCAAATAATGGCAAAGAACTTAAGCTCAGTAAACACAACATCTGATACTTTTGGATCCATGGTCTCGAAGATCAACAGCCTCGTGACATTCGCTAATACCGAAACGGTTAGCGCAAATACCACTGGAGCGCTAACCGTGGGCGTCGGGTTTGTTCAGGGTCAATTCGGAGCAAATACTTTAGCCGCTTCATTCATCTCTGGAGGAAATACTTCAGTCGCGGCTAATTTATCTTTCAGTACAAACACATCGTTTCAGTCTTCGCTGCTGGCCAACACAGGATTATCCTACGGCAACACCGGCGTCGCGACGGTAAATGCTTTTACGTACGCCTCAACAAACACGAGTCAGCAGACGCTTGATCAATTTGCGGTATCTAGCTGGAGATCCGGAAAATACGTCGTGACGGTTACAGATCCTGGCAGTCTAAAGTATCAAACAACTGAACTTTTAATTCTGCAAGATGGTGCGAACGCGTATACTACTGAATACGCGACTCTTTCTTCTAATGGTATCTTAGCTTCATTCGTCGCTGATGTCTCAGCGGGTAACTGCAGACTCTTAGTCACACCCGGAACAGCTGTTCTTACAATCACAGTTGACCGTACGCTTAACGCAGTCTAATCCTAAATATGGATAAGATAAGAGCTCTTGGGGAAAGGGAACCACGTGGCTGCAATAAATAAAGACTTCGTCGTAAAGAATGGGTTGGTAGTTAATACCTCTCTCATCTTCGCTTCAAATGGGCAAGTTGGTATCAATACAGCGGCGCCAGACGCCACGTTGACTGTATCAGGCTCGGCAAATGTTCGCGGTGACATGGCCGTCTCAGGTAACCTGAATGTTACCGGATCAGTTACTTTCAATACCAACACACTATCAACATTTCACCTAGGCACCGGTAACTCTACCGTAAATGTCGTCGTCTCAAACACCGACGTACGTATAGGTAACTCTACAGTAAACTCAGCATTCACCAGCACTTCTCTCGCCGTAGGTGTGTTGTCTATCAACACTACAGCTGCAGCATTCGCAGCCGGCAACGTGAGTGTCGGAACAGCGGCACAAACTTCTCGCTTGACCGTAAATGGTCAGATCGAGATGACCAACAATGTTATCGGTCTTAAATTCGGTGATGGATCGGTACAAAATACAGCATTCATACCCGGAGGCACCACACCTGCGGCCGGTGCAAACACACAGATTCAGTACAACACCGGCGTCAATGTCTTCGGAGCCAACGCAGGATTCACTTTCAACCCAGCTACAGGTGCTCTGTTTGCTAATGGTGTGATTAAAGCAGCAAATTCATTGCAGTCTGGTGATGGTACAGCTGCAACACCGGCCCACACATTCTCTTCTAATCTAGACGCTGGCTTCTTCAAGTCAGCAAACGCAGAGATCTCGCTTTCACTTGCTGGAACTACAAGATGGACGTATCAGGTACCAGGTTCCATCCTTAACGGGAATTTAACTGTTAATGGAAATACTGTAGCAAACGGAACGCTGACAGTAAATGCGTTAGCCACGTTCAGTAACGCTACCATCGCAGGAAACATCGTCGCTAACACGGCAACTTTCAGCGGTAACGTTTCGCATTCCAACGCCGTAGTTGATTCAATACAGCTCAGAGGATGGAAAGAAACCGTAGCTTTCTTTGGGAACGCTAACGGAAGCATTACTCTAGACTTGAGCAACACAAACGTATTCAGGATTGAAGAATTCTCCAACACCACACTAGTGTTTCAGAATCCTCCGGCCAACAACGTCTCATACGCGGCTACTATTCAGATAACACATAAAAGCCCGGGCGGTCAACAAACCACGTGGCCGGCAACGATCACTAAAGATGGGGGCGTCATCCCGCCAGAGACTACTACATCCGGTGCGGTAGACGTATGGTCTATCTGGACGATAGACGGTGGTGCCTCATACGCGCTGTCTCTAGTTCATAAGGATCTGCATACCTAATGGCTGAAAAGATCAACCTAAGTATCGATCAAGGAACATCATTCTCATACGTCAAGACGATCTATGACGATGTCGGTGAACCTCTTCCCAACATTACATCTTATACGTTCTTGAGTCAGCTACGGAAGACTCCTTTATCTTCCGTTGCAACCAACCTAACAGTCACTCCATCAGTTCCTGGTGTATTGACCTTGAGCTTTGCTCCAACTGATACAGA